TCCTGGGCCTGAGTATAGGCCTCCTCAGAGGCCGACGTGTAAAAGGCAGTTGCGGTGGTGTTACAGGAGGATCGTGTGCATGTTCAAAAGAGAATGCAGACGACCAATTGACCCAAATGAAACGAGATCCTAATCGCAGAATAAACAGTGATAAAATGACAGACGTTGAAAAAATGGATGCAGGATTCACACATGGAACTTATAATATAAACGGCAGAGATGTTGACTTTTGAATAGTATTCAACAAACAATTTTAGATAGTTTGCCTGGCAAACAAAAAAGGACTAGTAATGGTTGGATTAGTTTCAATGCAGTCTGTTGCCACCATAATGGCGAAAGCCAAGATAAACGTAGCAGAGGTGGAGTCATTACAAATGGCGAAGCAGTTAGTTATCATTGTTTTAATTGTAACTTTAAAACAGGTTGGCAACCAGGCAGACATATTAGTTTCAAATTAAGAAAATTACTTACTTGGTTAGGTGTTGATGAAAACACTAGACAAATGTTAAACATAGAAGCATTACGTATCAAAGATACAGTAACAGAAGCAATCGAAGAAGAAGAAAAATTTACAGTAGATTTTAATTCAAGGAAGTTACCTGAGAATAGCACAAAAGAATTACCTGAGCATATAAGATTATATGCTGAAAGTAGAGCATTGCCAGTAGATAAACTTATGTATAGTAATAGTAAAGCGGCTGGTATGCATAATAGAGTAATCGTTCCATTTAAATGGAAACGTAAAACAATAGGATTTAGTGCAAGGAGTGTAGACGATGATACCAAACCCAAATATTTTACTAGTCATGATAGTGGTTTCGTTTATGGCATTGATAATCAGTTGCCTGACAGTAGGTTTGTAATTGTTACTGAAGGATTGTTAGATGCTATGTGTATTGGTGGTGTGGGCATAATGAATAATCGTTGTAGCGAAACACAGGCACAACTTATTGACAATCTTGCTAGAGAAGTTATACTAGTACCAGACAAGGATAAAGCGGGACAAAGACTAATTGATGATGCATTAGAATATGGATGGGCAGTTAGTTTTCCTGATTGGGAAAGTGATATAAAAGATGTTAATGACGCAGTAGTTAGATATGGAAAACTTTTTACACTAAAAAGTATAATAGATGCAAAACAAACTATGAGTCTTAAAATAAATTTATTAAGGAAAAGAATTGGCTAAAGAATATACATTAGACTTACAAAAACTATTTTTAGAGATGATGATGAATGATGCACAAAATTATGTTCGTGTGCAAAATATTTACAATATACAAAACTTTGATAGAAGTCTACAAGAAACTGCAAAGTTTATAAAGGAACATAGTGATAAACATAATACGTTGCCTACATATGAGCAAGTAAAAGCAGTGACAGGTATAGAACTAAAACCTGTACCTGATGTTAGCGAGAGTCATAATGATTGGTTCTTGGAAGAGTTTGAAGGATTTACAAAGAGACAAGAACTAGAACGTGCAATACTTAAAAGTGCAGACTTATTAGAAAAAGGCACATATGAACCTGTAGAAAAATTAATAAAAGACGCAGTACAAATTAGTTTGACAAAGGATTTAGGAACAGATTATTTCTTAGATCCTAAAGGCAGACTTATGGCACTAAAGGATAACAATGGACAAATTACTACAGGTTGGCCTGCAATGGATCGCAAACTATTTGGTGGTATGAATAAAGGTGAATTGAATATATTCGCAGGCGGATCTGGTAGTGGTAAAAGTTTGTTCATGCAGAACTTAGCAGTGAATTGGATAACAAATGGATTGAATGGTGTATATCTAACATTAGAACTTAGTGAAGGACTAAGTGCTATGAGAATAGATAGTATGCTTACAAATGTATCTACAAAAGAAGTATTCAGAGATTTAGATACAGTAGAAATGAAAGTTAAGATGGCTGGTAAAAAAGCCGGCAACTTACAAATAAAATATATGCCAGCACAGAGCAATGTAAATGATGTGAGAGCATACTTAAAAGAACTACAAATTAAAAATGGTTGGGCGGCTGACTTTTTACTTGTAGATTATTTAGATTTGCTTATGCCAGTCAGTGCAAAAGTATCGCCAAGTGATCTGTTTGTGAAAGACAAGTATGTAAGTGAAGAGTTACGTAACTTAGCAAAAGAATTAAACTGTGTGTTTGTAACTGCTTCGCAGTTGAACAGAGGTGCAGTAGATGAAATAGAATTTGATCACAGTCATATAAGTGGTGGACTTAGTAAGATTAACACTGCTGATAATGTGTTTGGTATATTTACAAGCCGTGCAATGAGAGAGCGTGGCAGGTATCAATTACAACTTATGAAAACTAGAAGTAGTAGTGGAGTTGGACAAAAGATAGACTTAGAATTTGATATAGAAAGTTTACGTATTCGTGACTTAGGTGAGGATAAAGACTATCAGCAGTTTAAGAAACAAAGCAGTAGTATCTATGACCAACTAAAAAACAATAACAACAATGCAGGAGTTATTGATGCACCAGAAGGTGATACACAAAAAATTACTGCCAGTGTCCAAAGCAGTAAATTAAAAGATATGTTAGCAGGACTAAAAAGTGAATAGATGGACTTGTAGTGAACCATTTAACACTGCATATTTAGAACAAAAATCTGATGGTTTAGTAGTTGCTCCTTGTTGTGTAGCAATACCACAACGTTACGATCCTAGATATAGATTGTATGATCAACCATATTTACAACAAATAAGAAATGATTTTAAAATAGGCGCAGTGCCTAAAGCATGTGACTACTGTGTCCGTAATGAAAAAAATGGATTTTCTAGTCGTAGAAGAAATGAAAAAATACACAAAAAAGTTATTAATCTAGAAATACATGTTGGTAATTATTGTAATCTTAAATGTGTAATTTGTAGGAACGAATGGAGTAGTTCTTGGCGTAAAGATGCCGAAGCAATGGATATGAAAACTTATGATAATTTTAAGTTAGATCCTGATTCTCTTTATGTAGATTGGAAAACTGTAAGATGGTTACACTTTAATGGAGGCGAGCCTTTATTTACAGATGTCCATATTGATATAATGCAACGTATCCCTGATCCTAGTGTTGTTACAGTGTACTACAACACAAACGGTACTATAAGAGTAAAACAATCTATTTTTGATTTATGGAGTAAATTTAAATTAGTTAAGTTAGACTTTAGTATAGATGATATAGGAGAACGTTTTAATTATCAGAGAACAAATGCAGATTGGAAAACTGTAGAAGAAAATATGTTTTGGTATAGAGAAACTAGTCCTGTAAATATGATGTTCGGAATTAATAGAACAGTAAGTAAACTTAACAAAGATTATCTGAATGAATTAGATACTTGGTTTAAAAATTATTTTCCTACAAATAGATTAGGAGATCCAAATGATTTTAGCGAACAAGTTGCAGTAGGACCAACCGCTTTAGATAGCAATAACTATGAAGAGTATATTACAAAGTTAGATAATATTCGGAGTGAACAATGAAAGCAAGTAAAAAAATCAAAAAGTTACAATCAAGTCATAAATGGTATGATGACAAAGTAAACGAAATAGAAAATGAGAGAAAGTTTGATAGATCATTCGAACATAAATCTTTACTGCTGAAAATGAAAAAAACAAAATTAGCACTTAAAGATCAAATTAATAAATTGCTTAAGGATAATTAATGAGTGATTATCAAATAAAACAAGGAACTATATACGAAAAACCTTTATGGGAATACAAATGTAAAACTGCAGTATATAGTTGTTCATCTCTAATATCTTTATTATATAATATTTGCAGAGATAAATTTTTTAAGGACTAAGATATCTATCTAGTCTATGACCTTTAGCATCGTAACAATCAATGTAACGAGCACCGTTACTGTATCTTACTTTGCCACTTCCTACTACAACATCGTGGTCTCTATGACCAAATGGTTTTTTAACAGTTACATCAACATATTCACCATTAGCAATACCAAGTGTTAAAAATGTAACATACCTTCCTTCTTCACCTTTGAATACTCTACCATTCGCAACAAGTCCTGCAAAGTTTACTCTGTCTCCCCAAGTTTCTTGTACAAACATATTTGGCATAAATTCAGGTTGCGTCCAATATCCATAACGTTTAAATTGTGTTTGTGGTGATTCGGTGATACCATTTGGTAGTCCTAGTTCACGTAGATCCCATCCTGCATTTTTTGCTTCTGTTTTATGTACCCAACGTCTATAACTGCCTTGACAATGTTTTAGTGCCGCTTTCCAAAATTGTTTTGGGTTATGTGCTTTATGATATGCGAGTGCCCAAATTAATCTTCCTAAGTTTACTGCATGGGCTCTGCATAATCCAAAGTTTCCTAGTCCATATAGTTCTTGTATAATCTCTGTCTTGTTATCACTGTCTCCCATACGTTCCATAAACTCCATAACTTTTTCTTCATCACGTTTGGCGAATGCACGACGATACATATCTGCTTCATACATATCGCAACCTATAAGTTTGGATATTTTTCTTATAGCATCATCTTCATATACAATAGTATCTTCTAGTCTTTGCTCTGTCCAGTCTTGAAAGAATGCCGCTTTTTGTCTGCCTGTGGTTGCTACTGGTCTTATAAGTGCAGTTGCAAATACACAATCACTTTTACTTTTTGGTTGTATGGCTTGAAACAATCTTCTCATAGCAGGAGATTCTGCTTGTGTTACTCCTATAACATTGCCACTACACAGTAGTTGACTTGTTTCGTAATCTTGTTCTGGGTATGCTTCTAATGGTGTTTCAGGATCAACTTCTAATAGTTGTGATAATCCTCTATTTGCAAGTATGTCTATTTTTAAATGTTCTAAATCTTCTACTTCATGTTTGTCTAATAATATTTGATTGTCTCCATTTATTAGGCTTTTTGGCATATTGTGTTTGAATATAAGTACTCCTCCACAGTGTTTTGATATTGCTCTTTTTTTGCCTAATAATTTTCGTTCGATTCTCATTGCTTCTTCCTTGTCTATATCTAAATCTTCATACTTAAAGCCACGAGGGAGTTTACCAGATGCACCCATACGTCGTGCGGCTTCACGCCTTGCACTCTTTTCTTTGTATGTTACGTAGTTACTGATACGAGCACTTTTTCCTGGCCATTTATCAAATACTTTTTGCATAACGGCTTCCTGTTGCCAGTGTGGAAAGTCTATGTCCACATCTGGTAAGTCGTCCCTCAAAGGATTCAGGAAACGTGCTACCGGTATCTGCCATCTTATGGGATCCACGTCTGTTATACCAAGTAGGTAACAGACGAGACTAGACCCTGCTGAACCACGAGTCATATGTGTTATGTCTTTGGT